CAGGCCTGGCATTCAGCCTCCCTGTTCCCAACCGACCGTCCTCTTTCTTTAGATTATTTGTAGAGCTTGCTCTCTTAATCTAAATCCAAAGTCCGGTCCCCGATCCTCGAAATTCCTTCCGTTGTAGACTCGTAACGCTTCTGGAACTCTAACTCTTTTAGGGTCAGAGCCTCTGGTAGCCTATGGTCTGGCTTCCAGAGTTTTTGGTTATGACGAATAGCCTTTCCCGGTTTGATTTCGTTTAGACGATAGAAGTCTTTTAGGTTGTAATTCGAATTGAAGATTAATCCCACAACTGCGTTGTGGATTTTCTTCGTGTATCGTTTTACTCCTATTGACTCTGCGTCCAGACTGAACCCTGCCGGTGGATATTCCTCTGTCACCATTTTCCAAGTCTGCCATGTTGCCTGCCTTTTGGTGAGATCTATTGGTCTTTCCTTCTTCCAGTTGAACAGTATTCGTCGCGCGATTCTCAAATCGAGCTGCGAAGCTGTCCCCCAGGATCCTGAAGGTAATCCCCATCCTCCCATCCATGTCGGTATGTACCATGGTAGACCCCCAGTTTTGAGAATCTTCTCATGTTCTCTTTGAAATTCCTTCATAAGAACATGATGCATTGACGTAGGACTTAACTCCAACATTTTCCTCGCCCGCGCTCCAATATCGTTACCCTTGTCCTGGTCACCGAGACCAGTCTTCCCTTGGGACCTTTTGAGTCCAAAGAGAAGGCCAAGATTAACGTATTTTGCCTGCGTGAAGGGGTTATGTCGTCGTACCACCCTGCCTCGGCGGGTCTCTATGAACTCACGTGGTGACTCATGATTGACATCGAACAGTGTTGAATTCATTTCAACAAATTCGGTCGATACATAGGTCTTTCCCACGGATTCACGGAGACCAAAGCTGGCAGCGATGGTCTTCCAGGCCTCATATGTCTTTCTTGTACCGCGCATGACTAGATCATCGCCGTTGTCCCCAGCTTTCACGTCTCGGAGGGTGTAAACCCTCTGTTCCGTGACCTCTATGGCCCAACGTGCTGTTGTCATCATTGACATGCAGAGTATTGGAAAAGACGTTATGGAGCCCATCAGTTGTCCAATCGTCTGTCGCTTTCCATCGATAATGTGGCCGGTTAGTGATTTCTCTAGTAGTCGTCTTTCGACAACGTCTAGTTGTAAACACTTTCCAAGCTCATCAGCAACGATTAGCGATATGTCACTTAATAGGTTATCAGTTGCCGCTTCCACATCTGCACTTATGTAACATTCTCCGGGCTTTAGTTTAGCTCCGAGTCTGTCAAGTAAGTACTCAGCAGTAAGTGGTTGACCTATCAGTGCAAATGCAGGATGTCTACGTAGCTTGTCATGAGCTTTCTTCCATATGGCCCTTACTACGAATTGCATGTACGGTGGCATTTTAGTAATCACCCTCACCTTGAGGGGTTCTGCTAATGCTACAGCGACAGCAACGGGATCTTCCCGTTCTGCCTCGTCCAAGATTCGTAGCCAAAGCTGTGTGAATTTTCGCTTTAACACGCTAGTATCCATCTCCTGATTCTCTTCCTGGGTGCGTTCCTCGTTTAGACCTTCTACAACTGCGTTCGCGTCAAATCCATCAACTGTCCGTAACCCTTGCATCAGCGCTTCATTTTCTAGTATAGTCCCTATCGACCCGAGCCCCTTCCGATTATTGATATAATTGGCAGAGGTGCTTGGGAAGAATGGGGTGAAACGTTCTTCATAGGTTAACACGTCACCATCAAATAACTCGCGTACGGTTCGTCTTAGTTGTTGCTCTATAGTTATAGGGCTCAAATAAGTGTCGACCTTCGACGGGAGTTTGTCTGATATGTCCCCCCAGTTTACTAGTGGGATGGTGGCTTGGTCTCTTAGTCTTGGGTTTTCTGGGTTAGTCATCTTTGCATTGAACCTTTCCTCGGCCTCTTTTAGTTCCTTCTTATCGGGTCTTGCCATTCCCTTCTTTATCTGTTTGATAGAAAAGAGAAAGCCTGACTTTGTAATTGGGTTCCGTATGAGGGTCCTGATGAATCGACTTGCGCCTCCTCCAACGAGGAAGCCTGGGTTGTCCATCACCGAGAAGGGAGGCACCGGTAGAGTTTGTGTCCTGTGATAGCTGAAGAATGCGGCAAGTTTGTACTTTGCCACATCTCTCCACATCAAGGAATCACCTCTAAGTGTCTCCCATCTTTGGGCGGTTGTTTCAATGTAGGATGCTTTACCCCTGAATCCATAGATTCGGAGCAGACGGTCAATGACCTTGATCGCTTCGCGGAATTTCTCAAGTTGGGAGTTTCCTA